TTTGGTGAATTTGGTTCTTTGATAGGAAGTGAAGTTGATCACATGTGCTTGTTGTGTACTCCATATGGTGGATACACTAGCATTGATGCTGGTACGGTAACTGATGATGAAAAGGCATATGGCGAAGATGGTACGAGTGAAAGCGGTACACCAAAAAGTTATGGTATGTGGCCCCAACCACCCACTGTTGGTACATCGGTATTGGTTGCATTTGTTGAGTTGATAGATCAAGGTATAATAGTTGGTTCGTTGATATCTCGTAACAGAAACCACATGATGGGAGGTCGTGCAAGTGCAGAATCACATGATGGTACTATTCAACCAGTGGGTGAAAAAAACCCAACTGATACAGGTGATGAAGTAAAGAAACCCGTTGATCCTATTGCAGCAGCATGGTTAAAAGAGCAGGGACTACAGGGTGATTATTCTCGTGGTCATAGTTTGTCTAGCGCAAGACGAGAATCACCAAGTCACGTATTCGGATTAACTACATTGAATGGACATGTGTTCACAATGGATGATGGAGATGAGAATGGTGATAGCACGAATGTTCGTATGCGAAGCAGAGGTGGTGCACAAATATTATTAGATGATACTAATAAATTTGTTTATATTACAAACCACAACGGCAATGCTTGGATAGAAATGGACGAAGCAGGAAACATAGATGTGTATAGTAAAAAGAGCGTAAATATACATTCAGAAGAAGATTTGAATTTTCATGCAGATGGTAACATCAATATGGAAGCAAAGAAGAATATCAATATGAAAAGTGGCACTGATGTAATAGTACAAGCATTAAAAGATATTCACAACAAGGCTGGTGGTAATCGTGTTGATACTGCGGGCATGGTTTATATGAATAGTTCAGTGAGTGCACTAGCACCTAAAGTAAATAAATTAGATAATAATGAAACAGTTACAGAAAGTGTGTCTGCTAGAGTACCAGAACATCATCCGTGGAAAGGTGCGAGTAAGATACAAGAAGTAATTAAGCCAGCAAAGGGAAAGACATAATGGTTATATTACCTAATACGATAACACCATCTACAGTGATAGATTATTCTCGTTGGACAATTGACGATAGCGCAGTTGTGGTGACTGAACAAGAACTACGGGTGTTTGAAGCAAGTAGTGATATTATTAATTTTGCATTAAGACGATTTGAGTGGAGATGTTACAAAACAACCCTTGACAATACTATGCAAATAGGTTACAATACTATCAACGATAAGATTAATGGTGTAGGTTTACTTGAAAGTGAAGCGTATAGTGAATGGCTAGAAGACTTTAAAACAAAAGAACGAAAGTTTAAGAGACTACTTTCAATTAAAACATTGAGTCAATCACAATACGATGCACTATTGTGTCTATACTATTTCACTGGTGACTTTACTAAGGTGGGCACTACTGCGAGAACATTTGATTTATCACAGTTGATTGTTGATAAGAAATGGGATTATATAGCAACGGCTTTGATTGAGAGTGGGTACAATAGATTATTAACTCAACCACTTGCAACGATAATGATGTTAGGTGATTATGGTAGTAGAACAGAACGAACATTATTGCGTGATCGTGGGTTACAAATATTACGCAAAGAATACCCTACACTGACAGATAAAGTAGCGCGCCAGCAAGCAGAATATGTTTACTATGTTGAAACAAAAAGATTTTTACCTAATTTAACGCAGACAAGAATGCGACAAATTGTTACTACTGCAAATACACCATAAAGGAATTCACCATCAAAACAAGAATACTAGTAGGATGCAGTCTCAGTGAGGCTTGGCAAAGTTATTTTACCGACCCTGACAATTCAGAGAACACTATCATAGAAAAGTATTGCTATGGTGGCGGTGGTAATAGCAATGGCATTCATACATTGTTGAATTCATATTTAAACAAAGATTGTAATATGAAAGATGTAGACATCATCGTGCAATATACAGGAATAGATCGTATAGGAATCGTACTATCATCTCCTGATGCTGACGGCATTCTAGTTAAGAATGCTATAACAGATAGACTTGAAACTGTAACAGTACAAGGACCTGTCAACGCACCCATAATTGGTGATGTATGTGATGCTCAAATAAGGAAAGAGTTTAGCAGTGATTATCAAGCAAGCGATCTAACTGCTATCTTATGTATGTTATCTAATTTAGGTGCTAACGTATATGCATTTATAGGTTGGGAAGGTGCAATGAAACCACCACATTGGGATAGAGTTAAGAAAATATTAAGAAGTAATGGTGTTATTTGCACCGACATAGTGTATATGAATACCGCTATAAAAATGTCAAAATCTGACGATGAATGGTGGGATGAATTTCATCCAGCAATGGCTTTAGCATATAGCGCAGTTGAAATACTATGGAATGATATGCAGCAACAAATATAAATTATAGAACAAACACAGGGAAGTATCACACAATGATAGATCGTAGAGTACTGCTATTGAATGCAGACGCACAACCGTTATCTATGCTACCACTGAGTACTATCAGTTGGCAGAATGCAGTAAAAGCACATTTTCAAAATAAAGTCGTAATACTAGATAGTTATGAAACTGTATTACATTCGGCTAATTTTGAGATGTTCATGCCTTCTGTTGTAATATTGAATCGTTATCATCGTCTGCCAAAATTGGCAAAGTTTTCTCGTAAGAATTTATTTCTACGAGATCAGCATGAGTGTCAGTATTGCAGCAAGCAATTTGCTAATGATAAACTAACCATTGATCACGTTATACCAAGATCACTTGGTGGTGGAACTAGTTGGACTAACTGTGTCGCATCATGTAAGAAGTGCAATTCATCTAAGGGAAGCAGATTGATGAAGCCTATTCGTGAACCAGTGAAGCCCACATGGCACTCGCTTGCATATTCATCTAAAACATTTGGTATTACAGTACCACGTGTTGAGTGGTTAGATTATGTAGACTGGCCCGCAGAACATGTAAGAATAGCAGAAATGTCAGTTCTATAGTAACATTTAGAACTTGCTTCTATTAATATCATATAACCGCCTCACATGGCGGTTTTTTTGTATCTATGATTATAGTGGTAGTTAATTTTTGCATAAATACTTGTATGAATAAAATAATCGGCTACACCACCATTGGTGAAAAAAATACAAGTAAACAACTGTCTGATCTTGATCTTGCGAAGCAAGACTTGAGTAATCATTTTTCAATCCGTAAAGGGGAGAAATGGACGAACCCAGAGTTTGGTAGTAACTTACCATACTATGTATTTCAGCCGCTAGATGATATCACTGTTGATTTAATTCAACAAGAAGTATCAAATATTGTAAATTATGACCCACGATTCAATTTATTAAGTGAAATCGTTAGGGTAGAAGAAGATAAGAATGCGGTAACAATATTAATAGAATTATTGTATTTACCGACAACTACGGCAACCGAACTTGAAATAAAGTTTGATCGTGAATCAGGCGAGTTATAAATTATGACACAATCAATAAGACAATCAAAATTATTTGCAGCGGAAGATTACACCGTTGTATATGATTCGTATATTAATGCGAATTTTCAAGCGTATGACTATGCTACCATTCGTAGTACGATGGTCGATTATGTACAAGCAAAATATCCAGAGAATTATAATGACTGGGTTGAATCAAGTGAATTCGTTGCTCTACTGGATCTCATTGCGCAGTTCGGTCATAACTTAGCATTCCGTGCAGATTTGAATACTCGTAATAACTTCTTGAGTACAGCAGAGAGACAAGATGCTGTATTTAAATTGGCAGAATTCGTAGGTTATCAACCAAGACGTAATGTAACAGCATTCGGTGAATTAAAAGTAGTTAGTGTTAAAACTAATGAAACAGTACTTGGTAGTGATGGTACTACGCTGTCTGGTAAAGAAATCAGATATGAAAGTACATCTAATATCAATAACCTAGATGACTTTGTCACAGTTATGAATGCAATGTTTTCTGGTGGTAATCAATTTGGTACACCTAGAATTAATACTAATATTGCAGGGAAAAAAGTTGAATACTATAATTTGAATACAACGACTGATCAGATCAAGTTCGCGATTCAAGGAACCGCAGCAGGTTCAAGTTCATCATTTGATGTTATCGGATTAGATTACGATGCACAAGCACTGAGTATTATAGAGACAATACCAAATCCTACATCAGCATTTACCATGATATACAAGAACGATGGTAAAGGTGTTAGTAGCAACGCATCAGGATTCTTCTGTGGATTCAAGCAGGGAACATTACAGTACAAAGATTTTGTAATAGATAGTCCCATCAGCAATCTTTCACTTGACGTGGATATTCCAAACATTAATAATTCAGATGTATGGGTTCAGTCAATTGATACAAATGGTGTTGTATCACAACAATGGACTAAAGTTGATAACGTGTACGGACAAAATGAAATATTCAACGACATCGCATCTGGTACAAATCATATCTTTGCAGTTAAAACACGAGCAAATAACCAGATAAGTGTTATGTTTACTGATGAAAATTTTGGAACAATACCGAAGAATATCATTCGTGTATGGTATCGTGTAAGTGAAAACGTATCGTATACATTACGCCCAGATGATCTATCAAACAAAACTATCAATATCAACTATAGTGGTGCTGACGGCAACACATATACCATGATAATTGGATTACAATTAAAGTCATCAGTCTCTAACGCAAGCAGTGCAGAATCATTAGATACAATTAAAACAAATGCACCTCGCAATTATGTGACACAAGACAGAATGATAACCGCAGATGATTACAATAATTATCTATTGAATCAAAGTGAGAATATTTTAAAAATAAAAAGTGTTAATAGAACACACAGTGGACATAGTCGTTATGCTAAATTATATGATCCTACTGGTACATATTCTAATCTACATTTGTTTGGAACAGATGGGGTACTTTCAGTCGCTACCGCAAAACCAACTAAGGTAGAACATACTGATGACATAGTTGTCAACAGCGTATTTGAAAATTATATAAAGCCAGCGATACAAAATCATGAGTTATTGAACTTATATTACTCTGACTTCAAAACATCATTTGAGGCATTAAGAACTGCAATTATAACTGATTTAAGTCCGAATGATGTTATATTCACATGGCAGACAAATGATAAGACTACTGGATATTTTAATGATTATGCAAGTGTGATACAGGGTGTTGGTTCAACACAGAATCATTACTTGAAATATATAACTGTCGGTGCATTAGTTAAATTTACAGCATCAGATGGTGTATATTGGGCGAAAGTATCAAGCATATTTGCCAACGGAAGAGGAATAGACGACTCAGTGGGACAACCATCTGGTTTAACTGTTACTGGAATTGGTGCAGTGGCATTCGATATTGAAATACCTTCTGGTGCTACATTAGACATGATCTATCCAGCATTTGCAAAACAGTTTACAACAGTAGAACAAACAAGTATTTTAGATGCACTAACTAGTGCAACACAATTCCAACTAAAATACCATTACGAAGCGACACCAGCATATTGGGAAGTACTTACTACTCCCGTGGTTGATGCAAGTTCATTGGCTTACTTGATTGATGTAACTCCTACTATTGTGGGATCTGGTGCAGTGCATAATAGTTACGATGTTACTACTCGTATAACTAGATATGAAATAGCAACGAACCAAGTTGAATTCACCAATCTAACAAGTGAATACAATATCAATGAATTCACTAAAAAGAGAAATCGTGATATCATTGAACTATATGACACAACAACTGCTAAGTTTATTAAATTTTATGTATGGGGATATAATATAGATTCAAATGGATTATATCAGTCAAACAAAGTTATTGTCGCACTACAAGATAGTTCAACTGATTCTCGTGCAGATAATCCAGACGCATATTTTGATCTAGTGGGAATCGCTGAATCAAAGAGTGCATTACGATTTGAGTGGACACATATCCCAGCAGAGAATGAAATCGTAGATCCTAGTTTGTCAAACATCATTGATATATTTACATTGACAAAAGAGTATGACACTTCATTCAAGACTTGGTTATTGGAATCTCGTTTATCCACTAGCAGACCTACACCGCCTACTATTGATGAACTAAACAGACAATTCAATCAATCTAGTGTTGTTGATAAAAAGAAAGCAATGAGTGATACTATTATCTATCGCCCAGTTAAATACAAGGTATTATTTGGTGCAGTAGCAGAACCAGAAACAAGAGCAAGATTTAATGTAATCAAAGTGCCGGGTGTGAATTTTACAGATAACGATATTAAGGCGAAAGTTATTGTCGCAATCAATAACTTCTTTGATATATCACTTTGGGATTTTGGAGAGACATTCTATTTCACTGAGTTAGCAGCATATGTACATAACGAATTGATCGGTGTTATAAGTTCATTCGTGATAGTACCAGAAAGTTCTACTAGTGTATTTGGTTCATTATTTCAAATAACACCATTGACAGATGAGTTGTTTATACCAGACGCAACCGTCATAGATATAGATATCGTAACGAGCATTACACAGGCAAACATTAAGGCAACAAGGTAACATATGGAAAATTATAAATCTACAAAACAACAACTAGCAGACGCAAAGAAGCGTGCTGGTAATTACCCAGTAAATGAAATCAAATCTGTAGACAAGTTACCTACGCCATTTAAGACTGATCTTAACAAGAAATGGTTAGACGCAACATTTGATCAGATGATATCAAAAGGTGATATGGAACATGTTGATGCCTATGTTGGAAATACTTCGGGTAAATCATTAACACGATATGATGACAATTACTTGAATACAAATAGTACAGCACAGCAATTAGAGCCAGGAATTGTCACTACAGACGAGTTGGGTAATGTTACCCATACAATCGCGATCAGCGATGTTGCAAACAATGTTGCAATGAACTTTGATCAATATGGTTATAATGCAGCATATAATTCCAATGCATATGTGTATGCTCCGCCTATCAACATAGACAAATTTGTAAATTTTGTTTCTTATTATTGGGCATCTGATCTTCCAGTATACAACTCAACTTTTTTAGTTGCAAATGATACTAATCCAATAACAACCATTACTGGTGCACCATTGGGAACAATTACAGATAGTGTGAACACTGTTGAGTTGTTCAATGGATTGAAAATAAAATTCATTGGTTACGATGCTGCTATTGCAGATAACACATATTTAGTGACAGGTGTTGGTACTCGTATTAGTTTTAAATTACTAACAGATTCTACTGGGCGAACATTTTTCACAGATACTACACCATATAGTTATTCCATAGATTCGGTAGCACAACCACATGACATTAAAGATTATATTGTAATTGATACATCTGATAATATTGCAAGTTCATGGTCGCGTGCAAACCATTGGATACACAAAGACAGTGTGTTATATTTACAAACATTAGATACTTCGTTTGTTGCAACTACTGTTATTACAACACCTAACAGAGCAAAGCGACCTATTATACAATTTGATGCATTGATGCATATGACTGATCATGGTCATGCACATTATGCATCTGACAGTGTATTTAAAGGACAAGTAGATTATGTAGTATCATCACTAGTTACAGCCGCAGATGTTGCAATTGGTTCACGCATTGCATATGGCAACGGAATATACATCAAAGGTGCATCTGATACATTGACAGAAGCAGAGCGCACAGATACATTCGCAGTGGGCGATACTTTTGTTACAATTAATGATTCATTGTCTGGAACTAGTGCATATGCAAAGAGAGACATGTATTACGATGGTGAAATAAAATTAGCACAGAATAAAAAATTACCAAACGTAGCACCATTATTTAAGTTATGCGATAACCAAGGTACGTTATTGAGTAGTTTCAATGGAAGTACGTTTGTTAGTAGTAAAATATTTTCATATAAAGTCGGTACTGGCACAGTTGATAGCGAACTAACATTTGCATTATCATACAAAGATACTGGTATGGGCGCAAACATTGTGTTTGAGAATAACCTATTTACAGAACGTTACAATTATTCACGAGACATGGGACACGCAGCGATTGAAATCCCTGGATATTATTTCTTTATAAAAGGAATGAATAATGTAAGTACCTATATACCTAGTGCGTATTCAGTTGGTGCTAAAGATAGTGTTCAACTATTTGCAGATTCTACCGACATTACTATTCCAGTAGGGTATTCTAGTTGGAGAGTAGACAAAGAGTTCTTGGTATTTGAACGAGATGGTAATATAACAACTACCGAAGTTCAAGACGAAGGATCATACAATAGAAGCAGAGAGAATCAACCAGAATTAATATTGGGCAAAAATGCATCATATGTATTCCATGATATTACTCCTGCAAAGGATTTAACATTCTATAATACTAATGGTACTACATTTGCACCTACATCAGTTGTTGGTGAAAAGATTACAATCACATTACCAGATACAGTATCATTTGTACTTGAATTTGGTTCAGCATCAGATGTGGTAACTAATCGCGGTCGTATTATAACAAACGCATCACAAGATGAGTTTTTCCATACTGTGATGGTTGATGGTAAAAAATTACCAGTATCAAAATATACTATAAATGAAAAATCTATAGTGATTAACGATGTTGAACTTACGGTACAAGGTGACAATATTTCTACAATAGATGTAGAATATTACAATAACGATACTGCGATTAGTAGTGCAACACCTATGCAGATACCAGATGTTCATCAACATAATGCACACAATGCATTCATAAAAGAATTTACAATCGCAGAAACATTATCTCATTGGTTAAGTATCATAGAAAGCACACCCGGATTTGTTGGTGAAGCATTCGGTGATAACAACCATCACAAGAGTATTATCATTAACTCATATGCTGGTGAAATATTCATGCATGATGACATTAGTGTAATGCATGACTTGTGTTATGGTGTTGACGAAATGAATATTGCTGCCGCACTATCTGAGCAGGGAAGAGATTGGTGGTCATTTAAGCAATTAGTAATGTCACAAACAAAGAGACTATATAAAACAAAAGGATATCTAGATGTACGCACACTTTCACAAGATGTAATTGAAGCGATTATTCAATCTCGTAAGGGAACTGATCTGCATAAGCAATCTAACATGTTATATTCATTGCAATCACAATATGTAGAAGTGGCATATGTTCATGGTACTGCTAACTATCATCTCGGACTTACTATCAATAATGATGATTTTAGAAAAGATCATATGTATTTGTATACAACAGATAACAGAGATGGTGATAATCTAGCAGTAACCCGTCTATTAACATTGGGTAAAGATTATACGATGTCTGGTAGTGAGATTAATTTGATTACTATTCCAGTAGTATTTACTGATAGTCAAGTTGCTTCTGTGAGAGCGTATTATTATAAAATGGACGAAGACAGCAATGTACCAGCGAGTATGGCTAAACTTGGATTATCACATACCTATGTTCCACAAGTTCTTTCTAATGAATTGATAGGACATGACGGAAGTGTGTACGCATTAAAAGCAAATGCAGAGTTAGAAAAAATCAATGACATTAATTTTGATCCAGTTGCAGCAGTATTGTACGATATAGAGACTCGTGTATATAATGGAATGCGTAAGCAAGATTCACATTATGTCAATAGTTTTACCAAATATTTACCATCGCAACATCGCGGTACTTGGTACACATTAAATAAGATGGACAACTATGTAGACAAATATTTTAAAGATTGGTATTCAAAGTCAACACACACTACATTAACCCCAACAGGATATTTTGACGCGACAGATTCGTCTACATGGAATTACTCATCTATTGTATTAGCAGATGGTCATTTAACATCTAATCTTCCTGGACATTGGAAAGGTGCGTACAATGTATTATTCGGTACAGCAACACCACATATTACACCTTGGCATATGCTAGGTTATAGTGACAAGCCTACATGGTGGGATGCGAGTTACAGTTGGACAGATGTAACCAAGCGAACAGCAATGATAAGCGCATTCAACACTGGTTTAATCAGTGACCCTACTAGTGCAACAGTGAAGCATGATTTGCATTACGCAAGATATAACTGGGACTTTGCAAATAAGTCTCCAGTAACCATCGCTGGTGAATTAGAAGATCGCTCAGTTGTATTAGGTACGACTGCATCATACATTGAAAGATCAACAGCATTTGTATTTGGAGATTGGGGTCCAGTCGAAATTGAATGGCGTAATAGTTCATTAGGTCATGCAGCAATGATTGACGCAGTCGTTAAGTTAAATCCAGCGAAAGCATGGACTGACTTCTTTCAGACAAGTGTATATGAATCATTTACGAATGTAATTGGTATGTCACTTAGCAGATTCACTAAAGACTTGATCTCTACTAATATCATTTATGATAATGTAGATGACTCGGTAAATGCATACATAGATTCAATCAATGTTGTATCAAGTGGCACTACTTTTGAAGATGATGTGGAAATATACATCAGTGGAGATGCTGGTACTAATCCTGCGACTGCTACATTGGATTTATCCTCTGGAAGCATAATCGGTGTTACATTAACCTCACGTGGAAGTAACTACCAAACTACACCTACAATAGAATTACGTTCAGCAACCGCAACAGCGAAACTTGCAGATAGTGTTACCTATCCAGGATATGTAGCAGCAAAGGCAACATTCCATGTGAATGTAAACCGCGTGGGATCTCAGTATCGCGCTGGAATCAACCAAGCACAGACATCGTACATTCAGAGAAACTTCTTTGAAAACAACATCATTCGTAATTATGAGCGTAGTGATACACAATTGATACAACAGTTGGGCGGATTCACTGCACCTCATGTAATGAAAATTGAAACTGAATCTGGTACTAATGGCAAATTTACATTAAACCAAATAGATGCACCTTTGACAATGTATACTAGTTCACCATCAGATGTTCATGTTGCATGTAATATTACTATTACAAAAAATGCAACGAGTTTCACTGTTGATGGAATCAGTAATCATAAGCAACAATTTAAATTCCTTGAACCACTAAAGACGAATGTAAACGATCACATCAATATTAATTTGAATGATTCGGTGACTATAAAGAAATACAAGCAGTTTTATAATACAGTATCTATTGCGGAATATGAATCTCAGTTTTCTCGCGTACAAGATGTATATAATTTCATTCGTGGAAACTATGCATACTTAGATAGCGTTGGTTATCAATTCGGAGCAACTGGGGATGGTAAAGCATATAGTTTCGCACAATGGGCGCTAACTGCAAATGTCAAAGATACATTTGTTATCCCACTTGATACAAAAATAACATTTGCTAATACATCACATGTTGTACTAGAATATAACACATTGCCTGGGAAGTTGAATTCCATATTGAATGTTGACAGATATACAATTGAAGCATCTGATTTACTTATAAATCGTGATACCAATTCATTGACAGTTGAAACAAAGCCAGGAATAGCAGCGATGTCTAGTATTGGTACTGCTATGGTAACATATGAACATGCGCTATTGTTACAGAATGTAACACAGTTTAATGACACTATATTTGATGATGTGACAAACGTTAGACAACAACGATTAAAGTTGGTTGGACAACGCACACGCAACTGGACTGGTGCTAAACAAGCACCCGGATTCTTAGTTAGAGAAAATACAATAATTCAGAACTTTGATTCAAGCGTTGAAGAGATTTCTAATTTCTACGACTTTAATGTAGACAAGTTTAACAAGCAAGTTACTAAAGCAGAGAACTTGATGATTAACAATGTTAACAGAGAATGGCTTTCTAAGTTGAATTTATCAGATACCGCATCTAGTAAATGGTTCCAAGGTGTGATCAAGGCGAAAGGTACAAAATCTGTAATACAGCGTGTTGCAGGCAGCAAAATTATAAATGATGGAAGAAGTACAATTAACATAGATGAAGAATATATGTTTAGACAAGGAAATTTTGGTGATACTAAGATAAACGAATCAACCGAAATAGAAATTGCGCAAGCAGACGTTGCTATAAATCCATCTGTTATTGATTTCAGTAGCAGTGACATTGTGTTTGTTAATAACGTTAGCACTCCTGTATTTGAGTCATTGTCGTATACTGCGAACAAAACAGCGTTATTAACCGCCGGAGATTTACTTGAAGATGAGTCAGACAATGTTATATTTAATATAGACGAGTTAGAAACGTTATACGATTCAACTAGTGATTATGCTAATATAGGTACGTGGGACAACACAACATCGTACAAGTTTGGCGAAAAAGTAAGACTTGACGGCAAATTATGGAATTGTAATGTAGATTATATAGGATACAATGCAACACCATCAGACTTAGCATTCGTTGGTAC